CTGGAGGCCGCCAAACTTTGGCGCGAGGAACGCAAGGCGGTCGGGCTGGCTCCGATCCCTAGCCGGCTAGACACGCTCGACGATGGCACGCTCGCCTCGACCATCACGCGGCACCGCCATCTAGTCGCCCGGGCACAAGGCGTTTGGGAGACCTCGATGGAGGAAGGCGATAGCAACCAGGGAAAGTACCAGACCGCCTACAACCAATCGCTCAAGACCCTCATCAACCTCGAAGAGGAGCAGGAGCGTCGGGCGCTTAACGAGAAAGTCTTCATCAAGCGGGAGTTGGCAGAGGCATCCGTCCGCGAGTTGGCTGCGCTAGTCCTTGCCCGCCTTGAGAAAGTCGGCTTGGAATGCGCTGAGAAATGCAACCCCGACAACCCTGCTCTCGCCATCAAGACGCTGGACGCCTGGGTGCGCTCCGTCCGCTCTGACCTGTCCTCCGATGCGTAGAATAACCGACGCTAAACTACGCACGGCAAATGTCTGACCCCGCCCTGATCTCCCTTGGTCGTTCCCTCCTCGCCCCTAGCGACTCGGGCGATGTGGTCGAGTGGTGCGAGGATAACGTCGTCGCCATTCCAGACTCGCCTCTGCCCGGCCCCTTCCGATCCGAGCGAACGCCGTGGATTGCCGAGGGCCTTCGCATTTGTGCCGACCCCGAGGTACGGCTGGTGACTGTCCTCGCCAGCATCCAGTCGGGCAAGACCCTGCTCGCTCGCCTCCTCTCGTGCCACATTGCAGCTCGCGCTCCCGGCCCGACGCTCATCCTCCAGGACAACGACCAGAATGCGCGGGACTTTAACCTCACCGCCCTTCGCCCGCTGTGGGATAACTGCCCGCCCGTGAAGGCTCGCCTTGTCCCCGAGATGGATCGCTCCTCGACCATCCAATTTGAGACGATGACGGCTTGGGTACTCGGAGCCCATAACGACAAGAACCTACAGCGTCGCGCCATCCGTTGGCTGATTGGAGACGAGTGCTGGCTATGGCCGAAGGGTCACATTGGCGAAGCCTCTGCCCGCGTCACCGCCTTCGGTTGGCTTGGCAAGCGGCTGTTCATGTCGCAAGGCTCGACCGCAGGGGACGACTTCGACGTGCTCTGGCAGTCCACCGACCAGCGTGACTGGAACTTCCGTTGCCCGTCCTGCGACCACCTCCAGCCGTGGCTCTGGGACTTCGTCCGATTCCCCGAGACCGCCCGCACCTCGACAGGCTGGGACAAGGCCGCAGTGGCAAACGGCACGACCTACGAGTGTGCCAAGTGTGCGACCCGTCTGCCCGACAAGGCTGGCACGCGGCACGCCTGCAACGCAGGGGGAATGTTTGTAGCCACATCACCGGGGACTGGGGCTGGCAAGGTCGGGCTACATTGGAACTCGCTAGCGGCTATGAGCTGGGGCGAGTTAGGTGTCCTGATGATTGAGGCTCAAGAAGCCGCAGACATTTACGGAGACGAAAACCCCCGCAGGATATTTAAGCAGAAGAGGCTCGCCATGCCCTGGAGCGAAGAGGGTGGCGGGATGGTCGCCGACTCCAAGGCCAGCGACTACAAGCAGAGCGACGAGTGGGAGGACGAGGCGCGGGTCGATTCTCGCGGCAAGTTCACGAAGGACATCAAGGGCATCCCATTGCGGACGCTCGGCGTTGACGTTCAGCGCGGTCACTTCTGGGCGGCTGCTCGGTCGTGGTCGGAGAAGGGTGCAAGCCGCCTGCGGTGGTTTGGCCGGCTGGAGACTTGGCAGGACATCGAGGCTTTGTCCGTCTCCCAAGGCATCCACCCTGCGATGGTGCTGGTGGACTCGGGCGACCAGACTCAGATCGTCTACGCCGAGTGTGCCCGCCGAGGCTGGAAGGTCGCCAAGGGTTCAGGGCAGGAGGACTTTTCCATCGGTCAGAACAAGCGCCGATTCTACTCCGACCCGCAGGCCGTCATGGTTCCCGGCCAGCGCAACCGCGCCCGGCTCATCTCCTTCTCAAACCTTGCCATCAAGGACATCCTCTCGGGTCTGCGTTCGCGACGATTGCACACCTACGGAATCGACACGTCCCAAGAATACGTAGACCAGATGAACGCCGAGGTTCGGGTCAAGGACAGGCGAACAGGCAAGCCCATGTGGATATTGCCCCAGGGCAAGAAGGACAACCACGCCCTAGACTGCGAGTGCCTTGCCGCCCTCGTCGCTATCCGCTGGGGTGTAGTCGGTCGGGAGGCCAGTGCCGCATCTGAGGAAATGTCGCCTACAGAATGACCGCTTGCCTTACATCTCATTTTCCCTTTCTATGTCTTCGGACTGGCCCGGTTCATGAAGCACAGGCAGGCAGTCGGTGTTTGGGGTCTCGGGTCAGTCCACCTCTCTTGACGTTTCACAAAGGGTGAACATGGCAGCCACAGGCATATTCATCGGCTTGTCCGAGTCCGACATCCTCGCCATCCGCGACAAGGCGGTCGCCATGCTCAAGGAAGGGAAGACCATCATGTCCTATTCCGACAGCGGAACGAACGTTAACAAGCAGTTCGTGATGCCCGTCAAGGAAGTCATGAGCGAGTGCAAGATGGCCCTACAACTACTTGACCCTGCTACCTACGGCAGGCGCACGACTGTCATCCGCGCAGACTACCGCTCCTTCGACGGCTTCTAATTTATGCCCCGCAAGCCCGCAATCAAAGCACCCGTACCCAAGCCCAAGGCGGGCAAGGCTCCCAAGGCCCAGGGGTATAATGGCGGCGTGGGCGCCGGCTACGAGGCCGCACGATTCACGGGCCGCCGCTCCTTCCTTTGGCTGTCCCCCGCGCAGGATCAGCGCCGAGACCTTACCCCCGCCAAGCGTTCCGAGCTCGTCAAGAAGATGCGGTGGGGCGAGAGGAACTCTGGTCAAATCCGCGAGATGGTCGGCGACCTCGTCCTCTACACAGTGGGCGATGGATTCCGTCCGCAGGCTCACACCTCCGACCCCGAGTGGAACAAGACCGCCGAGGCGTATTTTGCCAACTGGGCTCGTCGCTGCGACATCACTAACCGCTTTTCGTTTAACGACCTTCTCCGCATCGCCGAGCGTCGCTGGGTACTCGACGGCGACTTCTTCTTGGCCAAGGTTCGCAACGCTTCCGGCGCTCCCAAGTTGCAAGGCATTGAAGCCCACCGCGTCGGAAGCCCTGAGAACGTAGACGAGAACGGCGTGCACGATGGCATAGTCTTCGGTGCCTATGGCGAAATCAAAGCGTACTGGGTAATCCGCTCGGACGGAACCTACCGCCAGATTCTCGCTAACGCGATGATGATGGTTCAAGACCCCGAGTTCGTCTCGGGAGCCCGTGGCCTGCCCCTGTTGCAACACAGTTGGAACGACCTCCAGGACTTGATGGAAATCCTCGCCCTCGAAAAGACGGCAGTGAAAGACCACGCAGAAATCACCCGCGTCCTCAAGCGTGGCGGTGGCGAGTTCGGCCCCGACCTTGCAAGCGAGTTGGCAAGCAACCCGCAATCAGCTGATGCTCTAGGCGTTGGTCTTGGCGGCAAGTTCATTGCTCTTGAGCCTGGCGAAGACCTAATACACCAAGCCTCGGCACGCCCTAACAGCAACTTCGATTCCTTCATCAAGGCCGTCAAGCAGGACGCATCCGCAGGCGTGATGCCCGCAGGGTTCACCGACCCGACGATGCTCAACGGCCCCGGCGTTCGTCTGGTCATCGCCAAGATGGATCGCATCGCCTCCCGCCATCAGACCATCCTCATCGACAACGTCTGCAACCCGACTTGGGGCTACGTCATCGGCGACGCCATCGCCCGGGGCGAGTTGCCCGATGTCGAGGGCTGGGAGAAGCACTCCTGGACAACCCCTAAGCGTATCACTGTCGACGCTGGCCGCGAAGCCGCGAACGACCGCGCCGATGTCGAGATGGGTCTTCTCTCTATGTCCGAGATTTACAGCCAGCGCGGGATGGACTTCCGCGAAGAGATGGAAAAGCGTGCCGCCGACATGGCCTACATCCGCGACCTCGCTACCCGTGCCGGCCTGCCCTTCGAGCTACTCTACCGCATGAGCAACGCCCAGCCCGGCAGCATGAGCGCCGCAGGAGCAACCGCCCCCACGCCCCAACCTTAATTCTATGCGATTCCTTACCAATGCTCTCAAGGGCCGCGAGCCCCTGCTCATCTCCCCCTCCCGCGCCGCCGATCACTCCGAC